CCTATTAAAAATCCGAATCCGGTGCCGCCGGCCATTGCCATAGCAACTTCATTTTCAAGTTTATCCATTTCAGCTTGTGCTTCTGATTTTAAACTTGATCCGTTAAGACTAGTGCCGCCTTGTGGTCCTGCAATAGTAGCAAATTTTTCTCTTGCTTCTCCTAGCATATATTTGCAAGTTGCAAGAGTATAATCTTTAATCCACTGTTGTGCCATATAATCGTTTAGTAATTCTTCATCTGGACGATAATTATAGCAATATAACATTAGAGTTTCATTTGCTCTAGGACGCTGAAGCATGGTAAGTTTTTTACTAGAACTATTCCATTTAAATTCAATAAAGCTACCAAACATACGGCCTACTAGTTCTTGATATTGTGAAAACATATCATATGTTGCAAGACCGCCCATATTACTAGAACTTAGCAAGTAAGTATTTGTATACGCCATGTTAAACGGTTCAAACAAACTGCCGCCATCACCGCCGCCTGTACGAGCGCCAATGCTTCTACGGAATATTTGTCTTACTTCGATTACTTCTTGAGGCAGGATGTATTCGTTTTGATCAAGTATAGTTGGCAGGAACAAATACGATTCTTCAACTGAATTATTGCTACGCTGTCTAAATCTAGTTAATGATTTTTTTAGTGCCGTTTCATAATGAATTGGATCGAGTTCAACATCGACCATACCTCCGCCTAGCAGCGTGTGTACGTAATCATATACTTCTTGTTTTGTTGTTGCCATTTTAATGTCTCCCTAGTATTTATCGTTACAGTGGTAAGACGCTAAATATGTATATGCCACGATTAAGTTTATATAAACCACAAAAAGGTAACGACTACCACTTTATAGACAAGCAAGTGCTTGAAATGTTTACTGTTGGCGGTACCGATCTTCATATACACAAGTACTTAGGTACAGATAATCCAACGGATGCAAATGCAACTGCGGATCAACCTCAATACGATAGTGTAAAACCAACTAATATACAAGACTTACTATTTCTTGAAAATAGGGATAGAAAGTACGATCCAGATATCTACACATTACGTGGAATTTATAACGTACAAGATATTGACTTTAATTTAAGCCAATTTGGATTGTTTATGACCAATGACACGTTGATGCTTACTATACATATTAATAGCAGTGTTAAAACAATTGGTAGAAAAATTATAGCAGGTGACGTAATTGAATTACCTCACTTAAAAGATGAATACGCACTAAACGATCACAGTGTAGCACTTAAAAGGTTCTATGTTGTAGAAGATGTTAATCGTGCAAGTGAAGGATTCAGTCAAACTTGGTATCCGCACTTGTATAGACTTAAACTTAAACAAATTATTGACAGTCAAGAATTTAAAGAAATACTTGACCTCCCTGCAGAAGAAGAAAATCCAGGTGGCAATACATTACGTGATTTGCTTTCAACATATGATAAAGAGATGCAAATCAATAATGCTGTTATATCGCAAGCAGAAGTAGATGCTCCTAAATCAGGATACAATACTAATCATTACTTTAGCCTACAACTAGATGCAGATGGTAATACCCAATTAGTTGACACTGATGCCGATAATATTCCTGATACAATGCAAACAGTAGAACGTTCTGGATATAACGGTTATTTACTAGGAGATGGTATTCCAACAAATGGAGAAGCATTTGGATTTGGAATTACGTTTCCGGGTGTGCCTATTACAGGAGATTTCTTCTTACGCAATGATTTTGCACCTAATAGATTGTTTAGATATGACGGAGTGCGTTGGGTTAAGCAAGAAGATAATGTTAGAATGACACTAACAAACACTAATATACGCAGTACGCAAAAAGGTACGTTTGTTAATAATACTAGTACCGACACTATCGGTGGTGAAACAACTACTGAAAGACAGAGTTTGTCTCAAGCACTTAGACCACGGGCGGATAATTAATGCAAATTTACAAATGTACACATATCGAAAGCGGAAAATGCTATATAGGTCAAACTATACAAAGTGTTGATCGCTGCAAGTATGAACACCTTTCACATTCAAAACATTCTAAAAAAACATATCACTTTCATAATGCGTTAAGAAAAGACGGTGGACCAATGAAGGGGAAAACTTGCTCAGAGGAACATAAAAGAAAAGTAAGTTTAGCAAATAAAGGCAAATTTAAAAACAAGACTTGGAAGCTAATCGACGGCAAACGTGTTTGGATGGAGGCAGAATAATGGGATATCAACATTTTTACGATGGTCAAATACGCAGATACATAACGCAGCTTGTGCGTATGATGAGTAACTTTAGTTATAAAGATGGCAAAGGTGCTCTCACTCAGATTCCAGTTATGTACGGTGATTTAACTCGGCAAGTTGCCAACATCATTAGAGAAAACTCAGAAAATAAGATTCCAAGCGCACCAAGAATGGCTGTATATATTACTGGTCTTGAAATGGATGTCAATCGTCTAAGTGACAGCAGCTACGTTAACAAAGTAAATATTAGAGAACGTGCATATGATGCAGCTGGTAAAGAATATTTAAATACTGAAGGTAAAAATTTTACCGTTGAAAGACTGATGCCTACTCCATATACACTAACTGTTAATGTTGATGTGTGGAGTTCAAATACAGATCAAAAGCTACAAATATTAGAACAAATTTTAATGTTGTTTAATCCAAGTTTAGAGATTCAAACAACTGATAACTACATCGACTGGACAAGTTTAAGCGTAGTTAATATGACAGGGCTAACATTTAGCGGCAGAACAATTCCTACAGGTACAGAAAGCGATATCGACATTGCTACACTAACATTTACTACACCTATTTGGATTAGTCCTCCAGTAAAAGTAAAACGTCTTGGTGTTATTACACAAGTTATTAATAGTATCTTTAACGAGACAGCAGGAACAATTGATCTTGATTTATCAAGAGCAGGCTTTTCTAATGGTGTAGCAGAAGCAGACATACGAACTAGAGTTGTAGTTGCAAATACAGGCGAGATACAAGAAAAAATTGCAAACGAAGGTACATTTATTGCTGATGTAGATTTTACAATTTCAACAGCACATGATAATTATGGAGTGTTAGTATTAGGTACTACTGCTAAACTAGTGAGAAAAGGTATCGTCGGTGCTGAAACGTGGCCGGGCTATTTAAAGTCTATGCCATTTGAGTTTGATGCAGGAATTACTGAACTAAGATTAAAACGTCAAGATTTAGCTAACGAAATTGTTGGCACTGTAGTTGTTAATCCGTTAGATACATACGAGTTGTCAATAGCTTGGGATACGGATACACTTCCTGCAGATACAGTTATTAGTGGACCTAATGGAGATCGTAACAAAATTGATTATATTATTAATCCGTACAAAACTAACCCTACAGATTTAAAATCAACTAATCCTCGCATATTAATACTTGCAGATATTAACGATAGCGTTAATGTTGGTCAAGATGCAGGTTACGAAACACCTGACAACTATGCATACGATGGTCCAGATGCTTGGAAAAATACTGACGGTTCTGACTTTGTTGCAGGAGCCAATGACATTATTGAATGGGATGGTACAAAATGGCATGTAGTGTTTGACGCTAGTACGCAAGATACTACTGTTGTTTATACATCTAATCTTAATACTGGTAAACAATACAAATTTGAAAATGATGAATGGATATTAGCATACGACGGTGAATATCCAAATGGCACATGGAGACTTGCATACTAAGATAATTATTAGTATGAGTCAAAATACTATCATCTGTAGTGGTGCAATTGTATACGCCCTTAACACTAAACGATTTTTATTCTTACATAGAGTAAATGGTCGTTCGGGTGATTTATGGGGATTAGTTGGTGGCACCACTGAAAAAGCCGAAACTCCTTGGGAAGGCCTAAAGCGTGAGATCTTTGAAGAAATTGGTGAAATTTCTATTAAGAAAACAATGCCTTTAGAAACGTTTATTAGCAACGATACACGTTTTCACTTTCACACATATTTGTGCGTAATTGAAGAAGAATTTATGCCT